CTTTATCAATGCCGCCGGCAGAAGCCCTATCTTCAATTTTTTGTTTGGCATCACCAACATCTCTAGCTGCTACTGAACGAGCTTTCAAACGCTCAGTTTCAAGAATTGCTTCCCTTTGGTCTTTTAATAATTGAAGTTGTTTTCTTTGTTCTTTCTCAAACGGGCTATCACCTGTACTTTTACTAACAGATGCTTGTACAGCTTGAATTTGTCTATCAAGCTGGGCAATAACTTGGTCTGTTGTTTCTGGCTTACCAATTTCTTTTAACAAATTCCAAAACTTACTTAGCGCATTGGTTGTGGTTTCCCATGCTTTATCAAGATAGCCAAGCTCTCTTCGCTGTGCAGCCAATTGAGTATTTAAAGCAATAGAGGCAACTTTTGCCGCATCTTGTAGTTTTCCAGCCTTTTCAAGTGCTTCAATTTGTTTGTATTGCTCAAGAGTAAGGAAGTTCATTTCCTTATTTAAAGCTCTAGCTCCAGATGCCGTCCCATCTAGTCCACTCATTAACTTGTCGGCAGCAGCCTTGGCATCTATTCCAGAAATTTGTGAATATGAAATAATTGCTTGAGTGACAGAACTAATTGATGCAGCCGTAAACTTTCCAGAAGCAAGAACAGCATTTAAAGCATCTTTTGTTGTTCCAAGAGAAGCGTTTGTCCTACCGCTTAATTCAGTAGATAGTGAATAAAACTTTTCAGTAGTTACGCCAGCAAAATTACCTGTCAAAGTAATTGTGTCTTTTAGTTTGTCAAACTCTGCTCTACCAGCATAAGCTGCATAAGCCAGCGTACCAAAGGCAGCGGTAACCCCGCCAATAGCCAATCGCATTGGAGTTAGGATAGTGCCAATGGCTTTGAACATGTTGCCAAGGCCACCCATCTGGTCTTTTAATTGACCACCCTGTTGCAACAGAACAATAAATGGATTTTGCCCAGCAGCCAGAGAAGTAACAAGGTCGGTTGTCTGATAGGTTAAACCCATCTTCTGCTGGGCGTTCATCTTGAACTGAGCATCAACAGCTTTTGTTGTTGCAGTTGCAACAGCATCATAAGCTTTAGCTCTTTCAAGCAATGCTTGCTTCATCTCCTTAGACGCATTCATAAAGCGCCCAGAAGTTGTCTCACGCTCCATCATTTGAACTCTGGTAAGCGTTTTACCGTAGTCATCCGTAGCATGTTTTAGATTAACAATCTCAGCCGCAGCAGCATTGCTATCTCTGCGAATAGCATTTTTCAGTTTGGCATTTTCTGAAATTGCTTTGTCAATAGAAGCCGTAAATTCAGCAGTGTCCAATCCAAGGACAACGCCCAATCTAGCAATATTTTGAGAAGCCATTATTTTTTCCTTCTAGCCAGCTTTGCTGCGTAATCTGGTATTCGACTACCCAATTGTGATTTTAGAACGTCTAACACTGTTGCAGAATTCTGTTCTAAAGATATACGCATAAAAGGACGTGCCGGTGTATGTGCAGTACTAAATTCTTGGGCAAGCGATACAGCGCTTTTCTTTACAGAAACTACAGCAATGGCTGCATCTGTTTGATTGACATACTCGCTTCGCTTGTCCTTTTCGTTAGGGATACGGGCATCCAACCGGATGGTATCTCGCATGTGAAAAGGGTTTTTATCATCCCTAGGCTTATCGCCTACAGGCGCTCTAGACACTGCGGAGTTATAAACTGACTCCATTGCTATCTTTGCGGCGGGAACAAGGGTATTACGGGCTACTAAATCACCACGAAAGCCGTCAGCTATTTCTCTAAGCTGCTGCTCAAACTCAGCAAAACCTTCAAGCTCAAAGGTAAGCTTTTCTGGTATGTAGACCATTTCACTCTTTCAAAAATTCCTCCGCACCCGGTCTAGTTTTCAAGAAAGACATCAATCGTTTATTGACTTCTGCTTTCTTTTCTTCTTCGCTCAACGGCGGGATAATATATTCATGCGTTGATGGCAGCACATCTTTCATTTGGAAAGGTGATGCCGTCTTAGCCATTTTCGAGTTTAAATTGCCCGTAGTCAAGGAGCTTAAAGCCACCAAAATAGCTTTGTTTCCAAGCATACCATCAGACAACAATATCTCAATATTTCGCATGTCATCCGTAGGAACTTCATCAGGACACCCACCATGAGCATAAATATACGCTCTGGCTTGGAGGCGAATGTCCTTGATTAGTTTTTTCTGGAGTCCTTATATCCCGGCTGAATGGCTTCTGAAATCTTGTTCAGAACTTCCAATTGAACTTGGAAGGGCCACTCTTCATCAATGTCTTTGTAGGTAATATCATCAAGGTTGTCATGTTCAGGAACAATCAGCTTGATGTATTCAACTGTGCGGTTTTCCATTTGCATGATGGACCTTACCAGTTCCCGTGTGGACCGGCCTTCAATAATCACATCATCATCTGTAACGACAATACCTTCAAGCGCAGTGCTGTCCTTGAATGAGGTTGTCATTTTCTCAAATCTAATTTTGTAGTCAGATTCGTCAATAATTTCAATACGCTCTTGAATTAATTCCATCTCTCTTGTCAGTGGGACACGAACCTTAAATGTGTGTCCACCCAATTCAAAAGTCTTTGTTCGCAGGGAATCAGAGGCGTAGGTGCTGCCTAAAGCAGAAGATAGTCTTGTCATGTCGTGTCCTTAGTGTGCTTTAATAATCTTGTGGTAAATGGCTTCGTTCAACTCTACTGCATATTCGACAGCTTGAGTAGGAGTCATTTTATCTGCATGATGTCTGGCAATGTCATGTGCCAAAGCAATTGCAGTAATTCTTTGTTGAGTAAACCCAAACCAATTCTTGGAAGAATCAGATTGGGCTACTAGGAAACTTAATAGGTCATTGTTGTCTTTTATTATCGTTGTCATGTTTTATTCTGTAGGTTGAACTGTTCTTGTTCTAGGTGCTGGCGCAGTATAAGGATTAAACTGAGCCAATAGTGACAGAGCGACAAACTCTGTTGTGTCAGGAGTAGCAGCCGCCAAAGCAGTTGCCACTTCCTGTGCATCTACCGATAAACCCCTAGCAATAAGCAAAGGGTCTGCATAAGTAGTTGCCAGCGTTTCAATGGCTTCAGTTAAGGTCATGGGTTAGACCAACCGTATTGGTTGCCCCGTGGGTGAATAGTAAAAGTACATTTTGCTTCAGCACCGGGAGCCGCATCAATCGTAAATTGACTTACGCGACCATTAAATGCATAAGCAATAGTGCTGGTTGCGCTTGTAGAAGCGGTCACAACAAAAGTACGGTCCGTCACACCATTGGTTGAATCACCACGAATCAACAACAGGCCGGCATCGCTAGGATTCCAAGCTGCTGTGATTGTCATGCTGGTAGGAGCAGACTGTGTTGGGATTTTGTCCGATTGGCGTGAGCCAGCAACCATGAAGTTGGCAACAGCATCATCTTGACCAAATGCGGGGACTGCTTCCACATTCAATTGTTGACCAGCAGCGCCTGTACCGCCAACAGCAGTACCGCAAATGGTTGCTACTTGCGCTGCCCAAACAGACAGGTTAGTAGGTGTAATTGGCGTAGGAGTGGCGCTATTTTGCATCCATAGCGCGGCACTAAAGCCGGGTAGAATTTGACTAGGAATTGCCATTTTTACACTCCCTTAAGCGTTATTGCACCAACCAAAAAGGTTGCCGCGAGGATGGATGGTAAATGTGCATTTCGACTCAGCGCCGGGTGCAGCATCAATTTGAAATTGAGATACGCGACCAACAAAAGCGTAATACACAATGTTTGCGCCTTCAGTTGCACTAACCACGAATGTACGGTCAACAACACCAGAGTAGGCATCTGTACGCAGCAATGTGTTAATCACTGCATCGCCGGGGTTCCAAGCAGCAGTAATCGTCATTGATGTAGGTGCTGACTGAGTAGGAATCTTGTCAGATTGGCGTGAACCAGCGACTGAAAAGTTAGCTACTGCATCATCCTGACCAAAAGCTGGTACAGCTTCAACTTGAACCAGATTGCCAGAAATGGCAAGTGGTGCAACGCTGGCGACCAAAGACAACTGAGTCAATGTCAATGGAGTTGGAGTTGTTCCCGGTTGAGCATATAGCGCAGCACTAAAACCCGGCAAAATTTTATTTGGTAAAGCCATTTTGAGTTTCCTTCAAAGAGTTAATAAACTGTCTTATGTTGGGATGTCTAAAGTGCAATCTAAAAAGATTTGCGCCATATTTTCTTCATTGTTATAACTGTTGTAAAGCCAATACACATCAGCCTTGGAGATATAAAACCCCCCGCTTGATGGATTCCCAAACATACCGCTATAACCATGCAACGATTGTAATATCTGATTGGATATTGTGAAACCGTCTTCTATCTTCTGAGTAAAAATAGAAATCTGAAAAATAGGGCGGTCAATGCCCTTATTAGATTGTGTTTGGCCCGTATAAACAGGCTGGTGGACATTTCTCAGCATCCAAGTAATAAACTTAGGCTGAGTAGCAAAATTGCGGTTAAACGCAGCATACACAGGCACAGGCGTAACGATACTAGCCAACTGATACTCGATGGCTTTTCCATAGGTAACGACATTGTTCTGTGTAGCCATTTATACCGCCGTAACTGGGTCAGTGCGGTAACACATGAAAGTCACATGCATCCGGTCATTAGATTCTTTTGCATCAGTAATGCGCCAGCTTGCATTGCGCCATGTAATGGAATAAAGGTTTTGGCTATCAACCATTGCCTTCATGTTTGGCGTGTAGTTCAAAGTGAAATTTACTAAGTCCTGATACAAACGGTATTTATCAGCAATTTTTACACTGTTGGCAACATCGCCAACAAGCGCACGAGTCCCAAACCATGTAGTCTGGGTTGTTTCTTGCTCACCAAAGGTAGACTGACCAAAAGTCAGATTGTTAACCGTGATGTTTTCATACCGTTTGATTGCCATATTACATCACCAATGGCTTGTAGTTTCTTAACAATGTGGTCACGCCAAATGGAATGTCTTTCAACTTCACTTCGGTAGCGTTTGCACGATTGTTATAAAGATGCGTAAACAGCAACAGACCAGCTTGTTTAATAACAGGATAATCTGAAATCGGATTAGGCACAGTGGTGTACTCCAGCACAATAGGCGCTGTCATCACTGTATTAATCGATGTTGGCAATGAAGACACAATGACTTTATTGCCGGAAGCATCATAGTAATATTCGCTTGATGCAACTGCCGTAAAGACAGGAGGAAACGCCTCAGTCCAGTAGCCAAGCGAATCAACATACACTTCTGGTTGACCAGAGTATTGATTCTGACTAACTTCAGGCAAGTCAAAGCAAACAGGTGAGGCAGCAAGGCTAGATGTACCGTACCAGACGCGATAAGTAACGCTGAAGATACTCAGACCTAGGTAGTCCTCAATTGCTTGCCTTGTAGCCAGTTCTAAGGCTTTTAAATATGTGTCCTGACTCTCATCCTGATACAAATTAATGTGCTGAGTAATTTCATCAAGAGTAAGCCAAGGCGTAACATTATCCCGGTCAATCTGTTCAAACTTCTCATAGTTAAACGGATTGCGTGTTTGCGCCGAATAAGGCGAACCGTATTGATAATCTACTGCGCTCATGGCTTAGACGCTAACTAAACGAACACCAGCAAATGGGTCACGGACAGTACTTACTAGACGCTTCTCAGCATACAGAGTAATAAAGCCGGGTTGTGTTTGTTCCATTGCCTGAATGGTCATTTCTTCCACATCAGCAATAGTCACAAATCTAGGCCAACAAGCCAAATAAATGGAGAAGTTGCCAGCAGCATTAAGAGACATGTTTGGATTGGCAATCACAGGGAAGCCAAACACATTCATAACAGCGCCACCATCATCATCGCCATTTTCAGCAAATTGTTTAACAGTGCCTGTAGTAGCTTGACCTAAATTACGCAAATTGTGAATGCTAATTGGGTGCATCATCCAAGCTACACCGGGACAAGTCCAATATTGCGCTGGCAATGCATTAGAAATGTTAACAATGTCATCATAAACAAGCGTAGAAGCTGCTGCCGTTACAGTCTTGATGGTATGAATACCATTTGTGATTGCAGTGCCTGAAGTGCCGTATGCAGCACTAGATGAATTGCTTAAATACATGTTCAAACCACGCAAACCGCTGGTTGCACCGTTTACTGTAGTGGTTGAGCCAGCTTGGTCGTTATTTAACACCATTGATGCGCCTTCAATATTGGCAAATTCCAACATCAAGTCTTCAACGATTGTTTCATTCAAATAATTTACATCAGACAATACTGCGGAACGAATCGGCAGTTGCGCTGTAATAACACGGGTTGGCAATTGCCAAATTGATGTGTCTGTATTTGGTGTACCACTGTCTGGAGTAAATGTGTAACCAAATGGGTTTGTTTGATTTGCCGCATTACCTGTCTTAGCAACAAACTGAACGCTTGAGCCAGCAGCAGAGATAACACGCGACATTTCGCGAATTGGGTTTGCATAACGCAGAGCAGCAAAAGCGTTATCAAAGAATGTGCGACCACCTACACCATCACCAGAACCTGTGATTGCAGATGCTTCACGCAAATCAATTGAAACTTTTTCACCTGTTTGAATTGTTTCTTGAATAGCAGATAAGATTTTTTTAGTGATGGTCATGGTGTGTCCTTAAAAGAAAGCGGGGGATTTTACCCCCCCGCTGATTGCAACTATTAGGTCGCTGTGCCAGTTGAGCGATAACGCACACCAGCATTAGGATCACGAACAGATGTTGCGAGTCGTTTTTCGCCAAAAAATGTTATGTAGCCCGGTAAAGTTTGGTCATACCTACGCATAACCATGTTCAAACGATCAATGATGGTATGGAAGCGGCTCCAATCAGCAAAGTACATTGGGTACAAACTAGTTGTACCGGCAGAACCTGCGGTCGTTTGTGAAGGTGTATCGCAATACTTATTCACAACAACATCAAAGCCCATCAATTGACCAACAATACCTTCGACAGACAAACCTTCGTTACGATTGAAGATAGGTGCGCCGTTATTGTCTTTCAATGCACGAATTGCGTTTAACAAGATTGGGCTAATTACAAACTTAGCGTTTGCAGTCCAATACTGTTGTGGCAACTGGTAAATGAAATTCACGACATCGGTATAGGTGATGTTGTTAGCGCCAACAGTAGCAGCGTTAGTAGTTGTCTGGTCGTATGTTGCCAAGCTATGCAAGCCGCTGGTAGAACCAGTGCCTGAAGTGCCAAAGGCAGCAGTAGAGCAAGTACCACCAGCGTATGTGCTGTTAGCACCAGCGTATTGGTCAAGTCCACGAAGTCCGTTGCTTCCACCGTATGGCAAAGAAGTAGCGCCTTGGTCGTTATTTTGCATCATGCTGAGAGCTTCAGCTTGTGCAAATTCAGCCAACATGTCATCAACGACATTGGCCTCTAAGCCATCGATGTCATCTAATGCAGCAGTACGAATTGGGAACTGGACATTCAAGTCTTGCAAAACGATTTGCCAGATGGTTGTGTCTTCAGTTGTAGCTGATGTGTTGTTGTTAATTGCATAACCCCAAGCAGCACCAGCGTTGCCCGTCTTCACCCTAAATTGAAAGCTTGAACCATCAGTAGCAACAGTGCGTGACACACCGCGCAAAGGATTAGCCAAACGCAAAGCAGCAAACACTGGGTCATAAGCTGTGCGACCACCTTTGCCATCACCACCAGCGGTCAAAGCAGAAGCTTCGTTCAGGTAGGCTTGCATTTGTGATTCATCAGCAAAGATTTGCAGTTCTTTTTCTACGCGACCGTTGCCTTTGTAGAAAGAAGACAGTTGTTCTTTAACAGAACGATTAACATCTTGACGAATTGTCTTGGCAGGAGCTTTAATAAGAGCAGGAGCTTCGATAGAAGAAACTTTTGCTTCCAAAGCAGCAACCATTTCGCTGAATTCAGCTTTGATAGCTTCAACAGCAGCGGGAATTTTGGCTTCTACAGCCGCAACGCTCTCAGCTTGTTTAGCTTCGATTGCGTCCAATTTTTCTAGGATTACTTGTGACATGATTAACCTTTAAGTCGTTTGTCTAGGAGTTTAAGAAGTTCTCTTTGCTCTAAAGCTTCAAGAATCTTCGCTTCGGTTGCTTCCGCTTCTGAATCTCTCAAAATTGGTGCGTCTTCAACAGGCTTTGTTACAGCATCTCGCTGCTCAAGCACCTGTTTAAATACAGAAGCAGCAGCAACCGCATTCTGTTTAGAAACCCCTGCATCTCGCAGAGATTGTTCTAATTGTCGCAAGTCAACAGAGCCGTCTTCCATAAAGAATTCGAGCTTGCTAACTTCAGCTTTTGGATTGTTTGGGTACATGACAACGCTAGTCTCACGCAAACCACCTTTAGTGATTTGGAAGTAAGCTTCTTCTGATTGGTCAGGCTCACCTTTAGAATTAACCATCTGATATTCATCAGCGTAAGCGCCAACAGAAACACCACCAAACATATTAGGTGACTCGCTCATAACTTGGTACAAGTCTGAGCCAGCAGTGGTATTCAGGAATAAGCGACCACTTGCGCTCATGCCTTCATCATCCATTTCAATACTGTTCCACTCGCCAACAGGCATAGATTCTGAATTGTGGTTCAAGAACATTGGGAGTGGTCTACCGGAAGAGGCAAATTCTTTGGCCCAATCCATAAAGCCTTCAGGCTGGTAGTTAAACCTACGACCATCCGCGCCTTCGCGTGGACCCCAAGTAGTAATACGGGCTTCAATCTTGCCTGTCGGTTCGCCGTTTGCGGCTTTTTCCGTTAGGTTTAACTTTGCCTCGCAGATGAGATTCATTTGCTTCATTAATAGCCCCTAAAGCCATAGATTGGTTGTTATCTTGTATTTTAGGGGGTCGCCCTAAAAGAACAGGCAACTGTATTACAGGTTGACGAACCTGTTTTGCTAATGCTACCAGATATTTTGTATCAGTTTGCATTATTTATCAAGTCTTTCCTATATTCATTTTCTTAGTTTGATTACCACCGCCGCCGCCAGTATCTTGTGCCGAACTTCCGGCAATAGCATCAGACGGTTTATTAGGCTGAACCAATTCATCGCCGCCTTCGATATTGGGCATGCCCATATATTCACGGGCTTCGTTAGGAGTCATTATTCCATTGGTCACACCGGCTGTCGCAAAGTTCATTTGGTCAAGTGGCGCACCCTTTAAGAAGTCGCTAGTGTCAAACTCAACACACAATGATGGATAACCTGTAAACAAATGCTGCTTGAGCTTCTCTTGGATGTTGACAAGCATTGGATACATAGTCCCTTTATAGAACTCATCCATTTGCGTCTGGCTGTTATTAAACTTACCATCAATAATGCCAAGCATTTGTGGAGGTACACCAAAAAGGCCACAGATACGGCGCATGGTCTGCATCTTTAGGTTAGCTGCATCAGCATCCTGCAAGTTAAGCATTTCCAATGGCGTGTACTTCATGCCTTGGTCGAGCAACATACCTTGACCGGGCTTAGATGGGTCAGATTGACGGGAGCCAACCATATTGCTCCAAGCTTCCTTCAGACGGGCTGCAATTTCTTTGTATTTCGCATCAGGAACCACTGCTTCGGTAGAAAACATGCCAGATGGCTTTGCACCGTTCTGCATCACATAGTTTGCGTACAGGTCAATGTCTTGGTCTAAGGCAACCAACTCAGCAGCCAAGATGCCTTTGTTAAAACCGGCAGAACCTTGCCATGCCATCTCTTTGCAGTGCATGATTTGATGCGCTTTGAGTGGTTGGTCACGGCTAAAACCGTAAGACGGTGTAGACAATCTGTACGAAGGGTAACGAGCAGGGTTAATTGTCACGGCAATCAATGTACTGTCCATAATATACATTTCCAATGGAGTTTCAGTTGCAGACTCTTGGTCTTTTCTGAACCACAAAGTAAATGCTTCACCAGAAAGCTCATACCACATGAGCCACTGATACCAAAACTCATATTTGCTCTGGAAGTTATTTGGGTTATTCAAAAGCTTGGCTACTTGCTTTGCTTTTGTCTTATCACGGTTTCCAACTGACGGGTCTTTGATGGCATTTACATATTCGCCATCTTCGCCTTCTGAGCAAATGTTAATTGGTAGTTGTGCAAGCGCACGGGCTTTAATTGCAATACAGGACATCACTGTACTGTTGCGAGTAAGCATGGACATGTCAACAGGGCGACCAGCATTAGTAGTGCTGGCTGTTGTGACATAGAGTATCTGGGTATTTACATTTGGCTGCTGTTTATTACTTTGGTAAACAATATTGTTGCCCAATGCAGTCTGACCAAACAACGAGTTGCTCTCATTATTTGTTACTTTTTTACTGCTAAAAACATCCAAAAGTCCCATGATTTTCTCCTATTTCCGCACATTCTACCAATCTAATGACCTAAAGCCAAATGATTCCGTAACGAAAACATTATCTAAGTGGCAGTGTAACGCCATAATCATAGAAATAATACCATCAACTTTGGCAGATGGGTCTGCCTCATTCTTACGCACCTTTACATTACCGTTGACATCGGTATAAACCTCGCAGTTTCCAAGCTGCCAACCCACAAATGGATTGCCGTCATGCTTTACTGCTTTCTTGAGAATAAGCTGCTCAGTCGTTTTGCTTGGGTTTGACAGTACAGCCATACCTTGGCCCACTTTTTTAACAGGTAATCCGTGGCTGTAGAGGTTTGCAACCAGCGCAGCGGCGTTGTAAGGGTCGAAAGCAATTTCTTTAACATCATGGTCAATACACTCCTGCTTGATGTAGGTTTCTATCTCATTCAGGTCTGTAACATTACCCTGAGTGAGCTTTAGGATACCACTTGCTTGAGCTTGTAGATAGATGGGCTTGTAATGGTTAGGCACAAAGTCCATAGATTCCTCTGGCAAGAAGAACTGGAATTTGGCATAGAAATCTTCTTCTCCATATCTGTGCAAGGTACAAACCGCATTCAAATCTCGGCTGTGGGCCAAGTCAAACGCAATAAATGTAGATTCAGGTTTGTCTGCCGGCAGCTTGCCAATAGAGTCATCCCAAAACCGCCTGTCAACCCATGCGCTATTGGCAGACACATAGATGTTTAATTGCTTACACAGGAACTCATTCAGGCTGGCTGGTTTGGCAGAAGCCTCATCTGCCATGTGTTTGATATGTTCTTTGGTAACGGAAATGTTCAGCATGGGATTGGCTTTACCCCAGACATCAGGATTGCTCCATTCATCTCCGGGGTCAATGCTATACAGCAGCCCAAACCACCTAAAGTTATCTTCAGCAGCACTACGCAGCACAGACCGGAAATGGTTCAAGTCTTCGTAGAACTTGGTTTCCTTAGTAAAGCTGGCAGTGGTCAGGTACATCCTTAGTGGGTTCTTACGAGCGCCCATACCAGAATGCAGGACCTCAATGGATGACCTCTCAATAATCTGCGCTGCTTCGTCCACCATAGCCACAGATGGGTTTTTACCGTCACCAGTTTTCCTGTTCTCACGGGATAGGGCGCGATAGGTAGAAGTCGAGTCGCCAGCCTTCTTTAGCTCACTGCGGTAAACAATAAACTTGGCAGCAAGCTCTGCTTTCATGCCTTCGACAATAGCCTTAGACGAGTCAAAGCAAATGGACGCTTGGTCGCGGTTAGTCGCCAAAGTAAATACCTCTGCACCAGCATCGCCAAACTGCAATTCGTACAGGGCAATGATGGAGGCCAAAGTAGTCTTGCCCGATTTCCTAGGAACGAACAAAATAACATCTGTCACCCAGCGAGTATTGATGTCGTTCTTTGCCCGAAAGCCATAGATACCAGCCAGAAACATAATCTGGAATGGCGCTAATTCAATAGTCTTGCCAGCTTCCGGTCCCTTTACATGGCGACAGAATTTGACAAACTTTAGTATGTGTTCAGCCTTCTCAGCTTTAAATTCGTAAGGTGCGTCTTTGCGCTCTGCCATATCGAGGAACCGCTGGCAACCCAGCTTTACATCCTCACATGCTGCTATGTCACCACGAACTACGCCGATTGCGTATTGAAACGCCGGTTTAAGCAGTGGCGAATAGCTCATCGATGTCGCTGGCTTTCTTACTTAATTTAGGCCGACCACGGGCAACCAGCCCTAATTCTGCAAGCATCTTAATAGCCTTGTCAGCCATCTCAGTGCGAATCTTGTACCAAGGGCTGGCGGCTTCCCCGGAGTTGTATGAGTACAAATGACCAGCAGCACGAATGTTAATTTCGGCTGTAAGCAAGCTGTCCACAGTAATGACCAAAGAGCCAATTAAAAACTCATCGCTTGCAGTAAGCGCACCTGTGCTGCCTTCTACTTCTGCGCGAATGGCAGTTTCAAAAGCCGACTTGTCCCAACTGTTTGGGTCCTCAAGATATTTCAAAATGTGTCTAGGTCTTTTAGCCATAAAGTCTTTCTGTCTTGTGAAAGTGAGGGCTGCTACACCAAAAGATATGACACCTTCTGCTTCGCCGCGAAAGCAGCCCTCCTGCGTAGGTTAGCACAACCGAACCGGTTCGTACACCCCCCTCCAACTTTGTCCCCCTCTGTAATTGAC